GTATGTCAACCACGACATCCCCTTCAGAACAGCGTTTTGCCTGCGAGTCATCGGGAAACAACCCGATGAGTACGCCGGGCCGCAACGCTACTGCAAACAGCGCGCCTCAAAGCTCACCGACGAGGAATGGGCCGAAAAATACGACGACGAGTACGATAACCGCGACGAGCGGTCTTACTGCCCGTTCTGTAGATTTCATTTCAGAGACACGACCACCAGCCCGGACGGCAATCCCGAATACCTGCTTGAACCGGGCATGGCACCACTAAAACACGGTATGTACGCAGAAAACTTCCGGCTGGCCGCTGACTTCAGCGAAGAAGACGCCCTGATGTTCGACTACATCATGGGATGGGCCGACATCTACGGCTGGCCCGACCGCGAGGACGACCCCGCNCGGTACGACNTGCTGGAACAGTTCGCTTACGACCGTGTACGCTCGCTTCGCTCCGAAGAATACTTCGAGGAGGTGGCCGAGGAGAACGACGGCCAGTCCCAAATCGAGTATCGTCAGGAGTATGACAATCAGGGCATGGTTATCGGGGAGTACCCCGTTCCGAACACCCTCAGCGAGGACCTGCGGCTTCTCCGCAAGGACCTGCGCGACCAGATGAAAGAGATGGGCCTCACGCCCAAAGCTCGCGGCGAGATGGACGCGATAGAATCGCAGGCTTCGGCTCACGAAGCCATCGGCGAGCTTGCGCAGAAGGCCGTTTCTGGGGACCACGAGTACGACCCATTGCAGTTCGATGAATCGGGCGATGCCGAACCCGATGAGGTCGCCGACGCCGACGCAGAGGAACCCGACGATGACACCGAAACTTGAAAACTGGTCCCGTGACTACTGGATGGCCCACGAAATCACGGTTGACCGCTACGAGGGCGACCTCGCGCTGATGGACGCCGACCTGTACGAAGACCTCGTGCAGGCGATTGGCGGGCCACTCATCGGATATGTGGGCGGCATCCACTACGAGTTCATCCCCACGTTCAAAGTTCTCTCCGACCGGGTTGCGGTTCCGCGGCAGAACCACAAGGGGTCATACGACAATATGACTCTCCTCCTTTCCAAATGACAGACATCAAACCAGACGAGACCGGCGAGCGCAAGTTCGTGGTCACAGACGAGGGCAAGCTACAGAAGGACGAAGACGACGACACGCAGGAGTTCGAGGAACTGAACTTCGATGACTGACGANTCGGTCGGCGCGGCCTATCAACTCGGCTTNATGCACGGGATGCTAATTCTTGCGAACGGCGGCGGTGCNNCTGACTCATCGGATAGCGACTGACGAGCGGCCACCCGAAATGCCTACGGATGACAGAGCCATCCAGTCGCAACTTTTCAATACACTTACATGGAAGAACTCGAAGAACTGGCTGAACGCTTCGCGGAACACGGCGCTGAAGCCGAGGATGCCGAAGCGATTCTCAATCGGTGGAACGGCCACCCAGAGCGAATCGCTGAAGACATCTTCCGCGTGCGTTCCAACACGACCCACGAGGTCGAAGACCTNCGGCTGTTCTACCCATACCAGCCGAAGTTGATGCACGCGTACTTTTTCGGCGATTCACGCCTCATCAACGTCTATAAGGGTCGCCGTATTGGCGTTTCGTTCATTTTCTGCGTGTGTTTGGCGATAGACGCCCTCGCACACCCCGGCACGAACTACGCCATCGTTTCACGTACCAAAGCCCAGTCAGAAGCGCGTATCTCGGACATCNNGTCGCTTCTTGAGGAGTCGAAGCTCGGTTTCACCGACCTCGATTCCGACCTCCCGACGAACAACAANGGAGAACTGGAACTCCCAAACGGCGCACGGATTCGTGCGTTCACGGGCGAACCTGACGGCGCACGGGGTTTCGACTCCGCGAAAGTCGTTTTCGTGGACGAACAAGCCTTCTTGGACGACCAGAAGGCGACGATGCGGGCTTTCATGCCCTTCATCAACCTCGGCGACGCTCAGATGCTTCAGGTCTCGACTCCGAAGGTCTCGAACGACGTGTTCCTTCAGACCCACCGAAGCGGGTCTGAGCGGGGCAAAGACGGCGTTATCGCCATCAAACAGTCGTCGTTCAAGAACCCNGAGGACATCGACCCCACGAAGTCGCTGTTCGAGCAGGATGCAGTGCCTGTACGGCCCGATATGAACATCGAAGCNGTTGAGGTCGAGCGTGCGCAGGACCCGCANGGGTTTGCACAAGAGTACCTTTGCCAACCCGTCTCTGACGAATATCGTTTCCTGTCGAAGCAGAAGGTAGGAGACTCGATGAGGCGGGGCGCGGCGAACCCCGAAGCCTACGAAATCGGTACGAGCTTCGGTGGCAAGCNGACCAACGACCCACACTACTGGCATCCGGCCACACACGCCCGCGAGGGCGGCATGATGTGCATGGGCGTTGACATTGGCACAGACGGCGCTGACGACACCGCTATCGCGGTCTTTGAACACGTGGGCGAGAGGCGGTTCCTCCGCTTCCACACGATGCTGGACCGCAGTGACCTCCGCTCGCTGGACGTGTACCCCGAAGACACCGCGAACCCCGAATCGGTGGCCGATTACGTATATCGGCTGGCCGAGAACATGGGCGTCGATAAAGTCTTCATCGACATGACAGGCCCCGGCAAGGGGTTCCAGAAGTCGATTCAGTACCGGCTCGGCAATCGAGCGCAGGGCTTCAACTTCAGCGACAAGAAGGAACTTCAGCGGATGTGGGGCGACCTCAACTACGCGTTCCACAAGGACCTCATTCACCTCGTTCCCGACGAGGAGCTATTCGACCAACTCTGCGCGATTGTCAAACAACAGTCGTACCAAGACCAGACCCCGCGTTTCAGCGGGAAAGACCAAGCCGAGGAGGGCAAAGACGACCTTGCGATGGCGACGGTTCTGGCGGCCTACCCGCCGAACTTCGACGCTAACCGCTCTACGTCGGCCCACCAACGCTCGAACGTCTCTGGCGAGGAGTACGACGACATTGACAAGCCCTCTCAATCGGAGGGCGAGAAGCAAGGCTCACGAGAGCTTCGCACGCGCCGGTCAGGCCGTCGCAACCACGGAGATGATGTCTACGTCCCAAGCGGGGTGACGCGGCTCGCAGGCGGCACGTCGCGCCGCGCACAGACACGCCACGAGCCTCGGCACAGCCGCAAATCCACTTCGAGGCGATACTAACTATGAAAAACGGAAATTTCGTCGCNCCAAGTGAGGAGGACAAGGAACTCGGTTTTTACACCGATTCGCCGAAGGGCGTCATCAAGTCGCAACAGAACACNGGTGGGCNGGGCGCGACAGTCCCGGCGGCTCCTGAACAGGAGATTGAGACCCACCGTGAAATCGCCTACGCTGACCCNCACGTCAAAGAGGCGGTGTGGACGCTGGTGGACTGGATTGCCGGAGACGGCTTCAACATCAGCCCCAACAGCTTCGAGGACGCGCTCGAAAACGGNACGGGTGAAATTGCCGCGCTCGCCACCGGCAGTGGACAATTAGGCGAGACAGCAACCGAAGACTACCAGAAATCGGTTTCTGCGAAGCTCGAAATGCTGATGAAGGCGTCTCCGTTCTGGAAAGTCTTCATCAACTGGATTTACTACGCCATCGTGGACGGTCACGCGTTCATGGAGCTTGTCGTGGAGAACGGGCGGTTCGAGCCGCGTCTTCTCCCGACAGGCCGCATGAAGCGCGAGACCGACGAGTACGGTCGGGTCATCCAATACTACTTGGAGAACCCCGATGGTGGGAGCGGCGACCAGAACGGTCAGCCGTATGAACCGCACGAAATCGCTGAACTCTATTTCCAGAAACAGCCACTCGATGACTTNGGGCGTTCGTTCATCGAAGCTATCGCAGAGGCGGCCAACATTCTGCGTGACCTCGAAATCGACTACGCTCGGTTCATCGCCACGAAGGCATACCCGCCGATTCTCTGGCAACTCGGCACCGAGGAAGACAAATGGACTCCGAAGCAGATTGACAACTGGCTCGATACGGTCGAAACCATCGAGCCGGACTCAATGCTCGCGGCGGGCCACGACGTTGACTTCGATGTCGTAGGAACGACTTCAACTTCATCCACCGCTGGTGCGATGCGGCTTGAAGAAACNTTCCTACACTTCCAAGACCGAATTATCACCGGCCTTGGCNTCCCGGCGCTCCTCATGAACATGGAGGGCGGCGGTGGCGGTCAGGGTGAAGCCGTGGCCGCGATGCCGTCATTCAAGCGCCGCATCCGGCGGCTTCAGACCATCGTGAAAAGCGAGGTGGAGGAGCAGATTCTCCGCTCGCTGATGTTCAATTCGCTCGAATCCGGGGACTCCGGCGGCATCGTTCCCGACTTCGAGTTCGGCGAATACTCGTCGGCTGAGGAGCGACTGGACGCCGACGTTGCCATCAACCTCATGAACAACATGATGTTGACTCCCGAAGCCGCGGCGCGTCGTGCAGGCATCGACCCCGACTCGGAGCTACCGGACATCTGGGACAACGTATCGGGCGAAGAACAGATGGCACTACTGCAAGCCCTCGCCGGTTCTGGCGACAATATCCAGAACCCCGATGGTGGTTCACCAACGGACACTGGTGGTGGTGCCGAGTCTGCGGGTGGTGAAGTCACAACTCGTCAGAATCCCGGTGGGGACGAGGATGGCCGTAACCGGCAATCCGTGACGGAGGATGAATCCACCTGATATGCCGTTAGACGACACAGAGCGCGAAAAGCTCGAAGAAATCCACGATGATGTTCACCAGACGCGAACCCGAATCGAGGTGATTGACGAGCGCACTCGGAGCATGAACGCTCGCATGAACTC